GGCCCGGGAGCAGCTTGGCCCCCGCGCCCAACAGGTTGAAGATGCCCGCGTTGGTCTGGCTCGCCGCCCCGCTCTGGGCCTTGTAATTGTCGTTGATGTACTGGGCGATGTTCGAGCCTTGGACCGGCGAACCTTGGAACGGCTGGAACTGCGGGATGGTCGCCTGCCCGCTGCTCATCAAGGCCGTGATCTCGTTGATCGGCTGGTTGCGCAGCGCGAAGGCTTCCTGCGACTGCGCCCCGCGCAAATTGTTGTAATACTGCGATATCGCCTGATCCATGTTGAAGCGCTGGGTGCCGACGTCGTTGAAGGCGGCTTGCGCCCGGCGGCTTTCGTCGCCCGAGGCGAGGTAGGCTTGGCGCGCCTGCTCGGCGCGGCTGTCGTCGCGCTGCATCTGGTAATTGCCGTAGCCCTTGCCGCCGGGCGAGAGGCCCCGCGCCGCCAGACTGGCCTCCTGCGCTTTCTCGGTCGCGGCGGTGGAGCGGTTGTAGCTGTCCATCATCGCCTTTTCGATGCCCGCCCGGTCGGTGGGGCCCGCGTCCTGCCGCAGCTCCTGCTTCCCGGGGGCTGCGCCCCACGCCTGCCACTGGCTGGGGTCGATGCTCTTGTTGAGGTGCTCGCGCAGCTTGGCCGACTGTTCGACGCCAGCCGTGCCCATGTTGTACTTGCTCTGGGTTTCCAGCCCGTACAGCTTCTGCTGGTCGGGTGACAGCGTGGTGGTGCGTTCGTAGCGCGGGGCGTAACCCGAGATCTGGCCGTTGGTGTAGATCGGCACCTGCTCCGTGGCCTTGTAGCTCACGGTGCCGAATGGATTAATTTCGTTGACGTTGCCCGTCACCGCGTTGAACTGGCTGGCGGACTGGTTCTGCTGGTTCTGCGCCGCCGCCGTCGCATACGGATTGGGTGCCTGAGGTTGAGATGCCATGTTAATGCACCCTTTCGTAGCTGTCGGCGGGCAGCGTTGGTGTCGCCATCACCGTCGGGCCCTTGTATCCGGGCAGATACTTGCAGTCGTCTCGCAGCATGCCGTACACCAGCGTGTCGCGCGTACCTTCGAGCCCCAAGCGACGATAGCCCTCGTACACAAAACCCATCCGCTGCACCTGTCGCAGAGCCTTGCGGTTATCCGGTTCGACTTCGGCCGTGAGCCGCTTCGCATGCGTGAAAGCCGCCGTGTAGATGGCGCGCAATACGCGCCGCGACATGCATCTGGGATCGAGTACCAAGACCGTCACACGGCCCTCGAACCAGAACGGAAACTCGATGGCGAAGATGCCGGTGATGTGGCCCGCGTCGTTGCGGGCCCACGCCGAGAACCAGCGCGGGGCCTTGAAGTCGCAATGCGTGAAATCGACGTGGAGGTGCTTGGTGAGCATCGCCTGCGCATCTTGCGGGAGGTCGCCGAATTTCACTTGCATGGGACTGCTCCCGTGCTATACCCCCTAGTATGACTAAGACATGTAACGTACCCGACTGCGACCGCCCGCATGACGCCAAAGGCTTCTGCAAGATGCATGGTCACCGTTATCGGCGTTACGGCGATCCCCTGAAAACCCGTTTCGCTCCGCACGGTGCGCATGCGGCGTTCATCGAGCAGGCAATCGCTGATCCCGGCGAGGACTGCCTGATGTGGCCGTTCGGGCGTGCCGTCTACCGTTACGGCGCTGCTGATGGACGTACCGCGAGCAATCTGATGTGTGAACGCGCACACGGTAAACCACCCAGAGGCCGCCATCATGCCTTGCACAGTTGCGACAATCCGATTTGCGTCAATCCACGCCATCTGCGCTGGGGCTCGCACGCCGACAACATGCATGACAACGCGCTTCGCGGCTTGTGTAAAAAGCCGTGGGCCATCGGGAAACCCCGTGGTACAAAGAAGCCTATCGTAAGTTGAGTGTTTCACAATAAACCACCCGGCTCGTAAAGTACGTCCAGACCCGTCAGCGAGTACAGGACATTCAGGACACTGATGCGGACGCGTGGAGCCCCGACGCGGCCGAGGCCCGTGACGCCTTGCCAGCTGTGCTGCGGCCCGGCGGTCCCCGCCCAGTAATCGACATCCCATGTCGCGGTGTCCCAGCTGGCGGCGGACCCGATCGATATATCCGGCTGGTTGGTGGGTGGTACGTTGTTGTAATCCACTTCCATGTCGATGAACGGTCGCGGCACGCCGTCGGTGACGGCGTACAACCGCACCATCTTGAAATTCTTCTTGGTGAGGCTTTTGTAGTTCGACCACGAAAAGCGCACGTCGGCGTTGATGGCCGCGCCGTTGTCGTTGAGGTACTCGGTCCCCCCGACGCAGATCCGGCCGTCGTCGGTGCCGAAATAGGCGTGGTTGTCGAGCCAGCCCCAGCACCGCGCCGGAACGTCGTCCCAGCGCGCCCAGATCTGCCCCGGCATCTTCCGCACCATCTGGCGGTACTTGCCGCTACCTATCGGCATGTTGCAGATCGCATGGTTGCTGTGCTGGTTGAGCAGCACCTGCCAGCCGAAATCGGCGCGGTGCAGCTTGGAGACCGTCTCGAACTCCTTCATTACGGTGAGATCGGACTTGCCCAATTGTTCGGTTTCGGCGCGGATCATCGTCGTCATCGGCACGAAGCCGGTCGAGATCATGACGTAGAGGTCGCCGCCGAAATTGATGACGCTCTCCTTCGACATCGGGCTGTCGAAGCGGAAGATGCCAACCAGCTTGAAGTCGCTTTCGGGATCGACGCCGGAATAGATCACCGCCTCGCCATTGGAGGAGAAGATCACCAGCGCGTCGTCGAGCCCGCTGCCGCCGTCGATGGACCACGCGTGCATCGCCACGATGTGCCCGCCGCGCTTGAACAGCACATCCAGCGGAAACAGTTCAACGGTCCCGGTCTTGGTTTGCAGCGGCAGGTAGTAGATCGCAAGGTTGTCGCTGTCGGCGAACCAGAGCCGGTTCATGTGCGAGATTACCTTGTCGAACCTGAGCGGGTTGATCCACGTCTCGGCACCGACCGTGATGGCTTCCTTGACGAACGAGCCGAAGGGCTGCGCCGTGATCCCGGCCCCCGACGTGCCAGTTGCCGCCGCCAGATTGACGCCGGGCAAAGTAAAAGTATTGACCGGGGTGTTGACACTGGTGATGGTCTTGGTGCCGTTGCAGACCGCGAAATCGCCAACAGCTCCCGCGATCCTGATAACCATGCCGTTGGTGAATTTCGAGATGTCGGCGGCAGCGACCGTCACCTGCGCCGGGTTGGTCTTGCTGATCGACGTCACCGCTACTACAGGCCCGGCGGGGACGGCGGCCCCGTCCCATGAAACCACGCCGTCAACGCCGTTGACCATGACGGTGTAGTCGGTGGTGGAAAGATTGCTGAACGACGTCCACGACCAGTAGTCGTTGCCGTAACCGCTGCTGAGCAGGACGCCAGCGGTATCGTAGAGGCTACCTGCGGAAGCAGCCGCCAGTTTCGAGGGCTCGCCGTAATAGGGGATCAGGGTCGAGATCGGCGTATGCGCCGCCAGCTGGCTCAGCATCCGGTAGCCGGGCCGCACGGTGATGCGGTCGTCCTCGACCACCCAGTTGGTCAGCACCGAGGCGAGAAGCGGGTCACCCTCGGTGAGTTCGGAGCGCAGCGAGAGCCCTTTCAGGGGGGCGCTGAAATGCGCGACCTTGGACGCGGGCTTGCCTTTGGCGAGCTGCGGCGTGCCGCGCTTGTTCTTGAGAGGCAGATGGGCGGCGGGGAGCATTCTCATTGGATGCGCCCCGGGTCTTCGTTGAGGTCGATGACGGGCGCGTTGCGCCCGGCGATCTTGTTGAGGCGAACGATGAAGTCGCGCTGCTCCTCGCCGTATTCGAGGCCCTTGGCCTTCAGGAAGCGGTATTTGAGGCCGTTGATGGCGAGCCGCGCGTCGAACAGGATGATGTCGGTGTCGGCGGTCGGCCGGTTCTTCCTGACCACGAGCTGCGGGTCGGTCAGCCAGCTGCCGTCGCCGAGTTGATCCCGGTAAGGCGGATCAAGCAGCAGCTCGTCGGCGACGTTTGAAAGCAGCGCCAGCATCTGCGCGATGTCCTGATCCGCCGTGCCCACGACTTGGGTCACGGGACGTTGCACGATGCCGATTTCGAGCGAGGCATCGGACACGGCGTCGAGAATGCTGGCCAGTCTCGGCATTACGCGGCCGCCTTCAACCGGAGGGCGTCAATCAGGGTCTTCTGCGCCGAGATGGTCGAGATCGCCTCGTCGAACTGCTCTTTCAGGGCGGCGAGCTGGGCCTCCAGATTGTTGACGATTTCCTCGTATTGCCCTGCCTTGCCGTGCAACTCGATCATCTTCAGGGCCCGGTCGGCGACCTCGATAACTTCGGGCGGGATGGTTTTCTGGGCTTCGGCGCGGCGCTTCTTGCTGACCACTTGGGCGAGCTGCTCGACGGTGTGGATGTCGCGGACGGCGCACATCTGGAAGATGTGGGGCGGGCAGGCAGGCCAAAGCGCGAGAGGATAGCCCACAATCTGCTTGCGGGCCTCGCAGGTTTTTTCGTACAGCGCGTAGGGCCCCGGGTGGTCAACGATATCGGCCTCCTCGGCCTCGCGCTCGATGGAAAGATAAGGCGGCCGGTCCATGCGGACGCGCGTGGTCTCGCGGAACAGCGGCAGGCCGTCGGGGCCGTTGCCGTCGCGTTCCCAGCCGGTGGAAAATCGCACCAAAGTCGGGGTGTCACTCAATGTTTTTCTCCGCAGGGAGCGCGGGGAAAACGGCGGCCCGCGCTCCCCGCAGACGGGCCGCCGTTTACGGTCAGGTGCCAGACGCCGTGAGGCGGCCCTGCATCGACCGATTGGACAGCGTCAGGGCTCCCATGAAGGCGAGGTGACGGGTCACCGCGTCCATGTCGGGGCTCTGGTCGGGCAGGTCGAGGCTCTCGAAATTGCGGCCCGAGTAGATCTCGAACTTCATGTACTTGGTGTTGAGAAAATAGGCCCCGGTGATGCCGGTGGCCGCGCCGTCGAACACCAGAGGGGCTGACTTGTACTTCAGCGTCTCGAAGCCGAGGGAGCCCAGCTTGGCGTCGGCATACCGCTGGTTTTCCTGCAAGCCGCTCTCGTAGGTGCCGTAGATTTCGGCGTCGGCAACGATCAGGTCGGGCTTCTCGGCACCCCTGATCAGCTTCATCCAGAGCGCGTTCATGCCCGCCTTGAGGGCCGGATACTGGAGGCCCGTGGCCCGGGCAACCACTTGGAACTGGTTCTTCCAGAAGGTCCATGTCCCGGCATCGATGCCGCCGATGGTGCCGAGGCCGTCGGCGGTGACGAAGCCCTTGAGGCCGACGAAGCTCTTGGCAACCGTGCCGTCGCCGTAGACCGCTTTGGTGATGTTGTTCTTCATGGTGGCTTCGGCGTTGTCGAGCTTGCCTTCCAAGAGGTTGAGGATGCGCTCGCGGGAGCGGTTCTTGGCGAGGTCAGGGCCCGAGAGGGTCACCGACGCCACGGCATTCGCCGGGTCGTAGTGCGCTTCGGAGATGGTTTCCTTGGTGGCCCGGGAAAGAAGTTCTGTTCCCAGATACCAAGCAAAGGTTTCCTCGGCGTAGGTCAGCGGGCAGGCGATGGCGCGACCACCCTCGATCACGCGAACGCGGTTGCCTTCACGCAGGAGGGCCGTGACCGCGTTCGAGTTGGAGACGTTATCGGCGAACTGCTTGTGGTAGTTCTGGATCGTGGTGGCGACGAGCTGGGCAACGGTAGGTTCGGCCATGTTGGCTCCCTATGAGATCAGAACCCGACCTCGTCGGCAGAACGCTCGATGGCATCCCGAATACCCCCCTTCGAAGGCCCGTCCGCACCGTTGGGCCGCGCGACGGGCGTGGTGATGCCCCTCGTGTTGCCGCGCTGTGCGATACGCGCTCTCGCGATGTCATGCTGCGACTGTTCGCGGTATCGTTCCGCCGCGACCATGTGCTTCCTGACTTCCGGGTGAGCCCAGCAGGCGGTGTCATAGGCTTCGGCCAAATTCCGCTGCGGATTGGCCTTGAACATGTCGATGAGCAACGGCAGCACGGCGTCAAAGTGCGGACGCAACGGGCGTCCGTCTTTGCTCTTTTCATCCGCGAAACCGTCGATCCCCTGACGTGCATTCCTGAGACCCCATTCAGCACGGGCTTGCTGCTCGTGCTGCTCTCGCTGCTGTAGCTGACCCTTGAGGGACTGGATTTCACCGTTCGTCTTGCCGAAATGGTCGGCGAAGAACTTGATTGCCGGGTCCTTGAGGTCTGTTTCCGTCAGACCCAATGATGCACCCGGCGGCGGATTACTCAGGGCGGCGAAGATGCGCGCTGGGTCCAG